GTGTCGGCGGCCCATCAAAAAACACAGGGGTAGCCCTAGAATGGCCTTTAAAGGGCCCTAGACGGCCTCCCTTTGAGTAATTACAGGTGCGGCACAGTGTTTGGAGGTTCTCAAAGTGATCGTCTCCTCCGAGGCTTCTAGGGACGATATGGTCCACCGTATCGCCATACTGCCCACAGTATTGGCAGGTGTAATCATCTCTGCGCAATATGCGCTCTCTGATCCTGCGCCATCTATGCGTACTGCCTCCGCTTTTAAGTGAGCTCAATGCCAACCCTTAGCCTCGAAGTGAGCGAGAGCAGTGCAGCTGTCCCCGTACCTATGGGAAATGTATTTAATCGAAGCTTTTATTTGCTTTTGAGGACTAAGGTTCTTATACCAAACAGATTTCATTTGTCCTAAACCATAATGTGATCCATTAATGGCTTTGTAATTCCACCTAGATTCCTTATGAATCAACCAGTTAAAACACTCAAACTCTTTCCAGCTTAAAAGGTTGTAAGCATAAAGCTTTAAATTCATATCTGCTTTTGATGTTTGTATATTCATTGTCAAAGACATCAAGATGCAGAGCATCAGCGAAAGCATAAAGCGGGGGCTTAACACTTTCTTGCCCCGCGGCTGTCTTTCAGGCCGAGGACTGCGAAGAAGTGTAATGGCCTTGTCAAGTAGGTTACGCATAGCATTTCTCCTTATCTCACTATTTGAGATGACTTTTATTGCTATTCACTCCAACTCCCATATTTTCTTAAATTCTAATTGACCTGATTGAAACGCGCTTTTCAGCGTTTCTCTACCATCAGCAGCAAAGCGGGTTGTTAAATAAGGCTCTGATTCACTACCCATCAACCAATCAACTATTTCACCATTTGGATCAATTACTACATCATCTTGGTAATTGAATTTATTGAGGATGTGCTCAACAGATGATTCCCTAACTGTTTCCACAATCTCACCAGGTAGATTCTCTTTTACCCACTGTACGAATTTTCTGTCATTCTGTACGACCCATTTGAACTTGGGTTTTGTGGTTGTTACATAGGCAATCTGATCACCTTGATATTCAGCTTTTACCCTATCGGCTCCAATAGCATCCATTTCAGCTTGTAATGCTTCTCGCAGCCTATTCTTTGCTTTATATGCCTCATCAGCTATTAGGCTAACTGCCGCCAGCTCTAGGCTTAACTCTTTGATGCCCATCCTTCTCCCTTGAAATGTGTTGGTACTGCGTTGAATAGTTTTTTAAGTGGGCTACCGCAGTGGCAGACCATTGTTTGATTAGATGCCTCGATACTTAACCATATCTCCCATTGGTCATCGCAATAGGAGCAATAGAAATCATAAGTCGGCATCAACAAACCTTTCCAATGTGGCCCCGCCAGTCCAGTAACGCTCCTTAATGCGCTCTTGGCCGGCAGCTATTAGGCAAATCCGGCATTTTGCAGCCTTCATCTTGTAATTACCGCATTGGTCGCATCTTGTAATGTCATCCTCTTTATTGGCTAACCGCTCTACTGGATCAACCATTCGCATCTCGAAGCAGTTCTGACATTCGAGCAACCAAACCTCTAGCGGCATCTCAGCAACATCGCTTGTGTCATAGCGTTTGATTTCCCTATGTGCAGTTATTTTTTTACAATTACCGCATTTAAAAGGGTGTGCTTCAGCTATCACTACAATTCCTTGTCACTAAGCTGCCAGCAAGTTTCACACCAAATGTGGCGGTTACCACATTCGCAATTATTTGCAATCGTTTCGCCTTGATAATGACAATTACGACAAATGTCGGAACTAATACTCGGAAACATATCGCTAACTCTGTAATGCATCATTTTGGAAAATACCAACTGCCATCTGATCCAATTTTCATCCATTTAGCAGGATGACCAGATTTCGGTGTTGGACATACCCAACCGCGATACTCCTTACCTTCTTTAACTCCGGTTTTGAGCACCATCGGGCCATCACCACCGGCACACAGTGGAATCTCATCAATTATTTCAGCACCTAATTGTTCAGCTACTGCGCTAACATCCCAAACAATTGGCTCAGGATGATTCGGGCGTTGCTCCTGGACAAATTCAGCCAGTTCAGGCTTTGTGGTCTGAATTGGCTTAAGTGGAATATTGGCACCTTTTGGTTTAGCAGGATACCCAGCCATCATTAATGCCCGACCTAGTGATCCAGTCTCGCAGAGTTCGATACTGTATTGCTTGCTCTTTACCTCACTCGATAATCCAGTAGCAAATGGCTCTTGGTCATTCCAGGTGCGATAAAGCTCTGTTTTGATAATAAATAGATCTGACTGCGTTGTTAGTGATTCAGCCAATATGTGTGATTTGTGGCGGTAATCTGGGTAATCCTTCTTGAACTTCTCAAAGCGATCCCAAACACCTTCATAATCTTCAAGCCAACTGCTCATCGTAATACGCTCCCTTTTCATACTTGGTTAATGCATCTTGTAATTGCTCTTTTAATGAATAAAATGTGCCATCGGGCCAGTTTTGAACCTCGTTGGCGCAGTCTTGACAATAGAAACGAGTAACTCCTCGTCTCGTTGGTGATTCACTTACTATTTTCCAAACGGCTGGCACCATTGCTTTGTAATGCCAGGAGCCATCTTTGTTAGTGCCGTAACGACCCTTGCAATAATCGCACCACTGATTACTGTTCGAGTTTCGCATCAAACTCAATGTCGCTCCAATCATCCGGTGTGGTAAATCGCAGTTGAGCCAAGATTCCGGCATAGCCAATGAGGTCGAGATACGAATCCTCCCGCCCTGGGCTCTCCACAATTCGGCTGAGTTTTGTCGCGAGAAAAACATTTGCAATGTCAGATGGGTCTCGCAGCTGAACACCGAGTAATCTCGCGATTTTGTAAATGCGTAATAGATTGTTTCGCGGATCACCATAGTCGAGCCCCCTCTCTTGGAGGGTGTCACTAGCGACTTCAAGCCAGTCGGTCGCGCTGCGGTCTGAGTAGTCATCGAGCCCCATCTTTAGCCAATCTGGTCGAGCGACCTCTCTTGTAGCCCTCATTAAAGGCTTTGGCTTTGGCTTCGGTTAAATGGCCCCAAATCAAAAATCCACCTAACCAGGCAAAGATAATGATCCAAGTAATTTGCTCGGCTGTGAGGTCATTGCACATCAGCGTTCACCCCAAATCGGTCTAGCCAATAAGCTGAGATTTCATCCCGACTTAGCCGACCTCTAACTGATTTACGGCCTAATGATTCCATCGCATAACGGCGGATCAATTGGCCTTTTACATAGTTTTTGCCATCCGACCAAGCACCTGATGTGCTATCAAATCGAATTAATGGCGGTGTTACTATCATTTATTCTCCCTTCTAAACCCTAATAAATGGATTTAGTGAGATAAATGTATTTAGCTAAATGGATTTATGCAAATGGATTTTCGGAGTGTCGCAATAAATCAAACGCTGTGTCTATATGCAGAAAACCCACCGGCCTAGTTGTTACGCGGCTGTGGGCAAAATCAGTCTTATTTGGTAATGCCTTCATTTGCCATTGTGGGGCGTTTAGAGGGTCTAATTCCCAGCAATAGATACCGAGAGGCGTTGAGCTGACATAAAACGCTCTAAGGGCCTTCAGAGCCCCGATTTCGACCAAGCTGTGCCACTTGCTTTGCTCAATCATCAAATCATCATAATGAGTGCGGCGGCATTTGAGCTCGAAAATAGCTCGATAGTCCATCGAAATGGCATCGAATTTGTCGGTCGGTCTTGAGGGCTCTAGGTCGGGAATCCGCTCCTTAAGCCATTCAAATAATTCGACCTCTCTGAAAATTAGTCCTCATCCTCTGTGAAGTCATCCAAAGGATTTTTTATCGGATCACTGGGATCAACAATCCAATCAGGATATGAGCTGCGATCCATCGCAAAGGCGAGAGCTGTACCCTCGTCCATTCCCGCCTTGCGACAAGCCATATAAACTTCATTGGCAGCAATAGCCCAAAAATCCAGTTTAGTTAGCGGTGTTTCTTTTGTGGTACGGCGGCGTTTAGCAACCTTCTTAACAGGTTTCTTAGCGCGTTTTCTTGCCGTTGCCACTTCTCACCACCTTTGGTTGGAGGGCTAATTCTAACTGAGACTCCATTTTATCGAGCCGCGACACAATCGGAATGTTTTCCAATTTGATTATGTATCGAAGGCCGGCAATCAGTAACCCGATAGACCCGAGCACTGAGGCGATAAACGCCGCAATGTCCCCAGGTGCCATTACTTCACTCTGCCGTAACGCTCGTAATTAGGGTTAAGCCAGTTGATTATGCTCGGCAATACGGCAGCAATAGCAGCATTGATTATTGTCTCGGCATCTAAGCCCACTGCCATATAAGTCGCTAGAGCTGTTGCTAGAAATGTCTTGGCCCAGCTTCCCGCCATTTTCTTTAATTCTGCCATCTTTGTCTCTCTCTCCTTCGAGGTCAAACCATTTGCCGTTGTTGTCTCCCAAAGTTGTGAAGCTAATGTGGAAATGTGAAATGTGCGGGTTACTGCCGCGATATTTGCGCCACTTCCAATTCAGAATGGGTGAAGCTATCCGACCATTGTGAATAATGTATTTAATCCGCTTATCGCCTCGTTTAGCGCATTTGCGGATTTTCTCGACTAATGCAAAAACTTCCTCTTTATGGGCTGCTAAATCAGAATCAACATCAATCGCTCTGACTATTCCATTGACCGGTATATGATCCGAATTACCTTTCGCCAAATGACGAGCATCAGCCACCCAGCCATCGCTGCGCCTATCGCGCTCAGGATAATCATCGTCAATTTGAGTTCTTAATTGCTGGCCGGCTTTACAAAGCTTTACTGAATTCGCCATCGTAATTCCAACCTATCTCAACTTCAGGGTAGTCATCGACATTGATAAAGTGTGAATTGTCCGGCAAGAAGTCGGTTTCGTCATCAAAGAAAGCAACTACCTTATTTTTGACTATTTGCGCGAGCTTCGGCATCTGCCTTATCCTTTAGATAAACTTGAAACTCAGCATCAGTCATTTCGCGGACTGTGCTTTCGCCTGTATTAACATCTACATCCATTACTTGTGGTTTCATCATTTAACTCCGTATAAAGCGACAGTGCCAACAGCTGTGAATGTTGAGGTAGTTACAAAACTAACCTGATTGATAATTGCTGAACCCCTGTAAAATCCGCGATAATATCCATAGGTGTTACTGCTGACAGCATATCCATCTTCTAAAATTTTAACTCCAGCATTGTCACAATTATTGACAATTGCATAACCATTTTGATTGACAGTTCCTCCATCACCAAAAGGCCATTGCGTAGTGAATGAACTGCTGCCAACTGAACCACTGTTTGTATTGCGATAATTAGTATGATTTTGTGAAAAATCGTTATTTAAACGAACTGTCACATCAGTTGCAGCGGCAAGAACGATTCCTTGCCACATTACCATTAATTTTTTGTATGGAGACAATCCAGTAAAATTAACCGCTGTACTCGCAGCCGTAGGAGTAACCGAGCTAATTAACTCCCAGTTATCTGATCCTGTCCCACCAATTTTCGATATAGCCATTATGCAATCTCGCTTCCAAATGCGTTGAATGACAAATCAGCGGTTGAGGCATAAACGCGCAAAACATCAGAGGCATTGAGAGTTAGTCCCAGAGTTAGGGCAATAGTTTCTTTGGCTTGAATTGTTGCATCATAAACAATGTATTGGCTGTTGGCTGTGGCTGCGCCATTGTCGGCTACATAGATTCGATAAGTCGCAGCTGATGATCCGCGATTACAGACAGTAATTGAGCTGATAATTGTTTCAGTCGAGGCGGCTACTGTGTAGAGTGCGGTTTCGGTTGTTGCGCTTGGTGCGCTTTGACCGAGGATTTTATAAGTTGTCGTTGCCATTTAAGCTCCCATCAATAGGAATGGGTGCTGAATTTCACCCTTGAAGTTTTCGATTTTATTCATTGTCGTATCAATGGCATTTCCCATTGTCCGAATAGCATCCGCACCTTCTTTGAGGTAGTCGGAGTCATCCGGTTCGGTCCAGCCATAATTGGGTGAGGTTGCCATAGGTTCCTATTCTACGGCAGTCCGGCCGTATCGACATTTTGCCACAGCGTTGTGGGCTTTGTGCCCCAGTAAGCCACAGCCGTAGAGGTTGATTGTTGGGCTGTACCGGTCCAAGCCAGCACCGGATATTCTTTAGCTGGAATGTCAGAGGCGTAGCCATCAAAATAGGTGGAAGCTGTTGATCCGGTTTCAAATTGAATAGCATCAACTAGCAGGGAAGTGCCTATTGTTTGCGAGGCGGTATTGCCTGTAAATAAAGTTACTGCGGTAGCACCTACGGGAGCAGTTCCAGTCACAGTTAAACGAGTCCAGCTACCACTCGAAATGGCTGTGCTTGTTCCCGTTGTTTGAGCTATAAGAGTTCCACCAGTTACAAGCGAATACCATTGGAGGATATTGCGCCAGTTGGTGTTATGGTCAATATTTTTAATATAGCAGGTATAGGTATAAGTCTGACCAGCTGTAATCGGTATGCGCAGTCCTGTACCTATAAAGAAACCTGAGCCATTAGTGGTGGCAGTTGCGGTGAATTTCATTGAGCCAACACCAGAATAGGCATCAGTATCAGAGTTAGCTATCGCACCGCCCGTATTAGGTGACCAAGGCAAAACAGGTCTGAGGATATTTACTGTCTGGCCGCTGTACGCTGTGTAACTCCATTTGTCGGTAGATTTGTAATCACCAGCCACATCAGTATAGAAAACGACATTTCCGTTAATTCCGTTGCGTATTTCGGCCGCGTACATTTTTCCACCCATAGCCGTTGCAGTAGTTGTATATCCGCCAACTTGCAAAGTGCCAGTACCGCTAAAAATGCTTACCGAACCGCCTACTGTGATTGTCGCGCCTAACTGAGTCCAATTGAGCCCGTCATCGCTTAGATAATATTTTGTTTCTCTTGTTCCAGCGGCAAAAGTAGCTCTAATCCATTTGACGGTACCATCTGTCAAACCTGTTGCAACAGTGGATGCTGAACCAGTAGTAGAAGAACCATTAGTGGTATAAAACAATAAAAGTGTTCCAGTAGCATTTAGAGCTAATCCATAACTGATATTAGATGTGGCTGCCTTAGCAATCATCACTCTTTGAGATGCTGGGGTATAGTCATCCATCGCGACCTTGACCCTAATGTCAATATCGCCGGTGATATCTAACGCGGCTGAGTCCGCTACGCTTAAAACATTATTGGCTGTCGCTGGAGCGTAAAAATAGCCAATAGTATTTAAGTCTTGAGGCTCAAATGTCGGGTTAGTGACTAGATTAGTTTTTGTGCTGGTTGTTGCAGCTGGATCAATATCTGTCCAAATAGTTGTCGGATCAACATCCTGCCATCTAATTGGAACGACTGAATATGTGCTATCTGATGAGGTGATGGTTAATAGGGCTTGGTATTGATTAATCACCAAATCCCAACCTTCCACAAATCCGGTGTAATTGATTGGGCTAATCGCATTTGGCAAATCGCTGATTTGAATTGCGGTGCCCATTTCGATATTGATTAAGTCATCTAAATCGGCTGCGGTTATATTTGGATTGTCCAAATTGATATTGAATGACGAGAAGTTAGTCTCGGGCACTGAGCGAAGCGAAACATAGCGGTCGGCAATATTCTGAGCTTGGTCCCCATCCTCCAACTCAGTGTCAATGCGGGCTTCAATTAGGCCGTAGTTTGTCGCGCTAGTTGTGTCCTCAGCTGTTTTGCTTTGGCCATTCTTGTAAAACAAAATAATCTTATTGACAATATCGCTGATTGATTTGCGCGAGTTTATACCGCGCCAATTGATATAACCCTCGGAAATGTCTAAGTAACCGCTGGCATTGACATCCACTGTTCTGCGCGATTCATTGGCATAACCAACCGCACCGGCTTTGGTTTCGTACATATAGCCGAAACACATTCCAGCGTAGTAGGTGGATAGGGTGTAAGCATCTTGTGGATCAGCTGGTCGCTCTTGTAATTCATAGACGCCAGGAGTATCAACCACATCAACGGTTACGCCGGCTTCAGTCAATATGCGGGTGATTCGGTCATCATCGTATTCTTTTGGATAATTGGTTGTGCCAACTATTGTGCGGGCCATTTGAGCAAATGGTCCAACGGCTGTGAGGGTCTGCACTGCCACAGTTGCCCCTGATCCGGCAGCCGCTAATTCATTTGATATGTCGGTGACTTTGCCGGTAAATACTGTTACATCTGTACCATCTGAGTCTTGAATCTCGACAACTACATCATCATTGATTTCAAATGCGTAATCGGTGTCAGTTGAGTTAAGAATTGAGACAGTTGCGTAGGAAGCGCGGGCTTGGTCCCAAATGGTTGGTCTGCCGTAATGGATAGCTAGGCCACCGAGTGTTTCACCGGTGAAATCAACACCGCCAATAGTGACTGTTGCGTTGGGATTCCAGGTCATTACTCAGCCCTCGTTGCGAAGCGCGATACTCCTAGATTGCTGAAAGTGCCAGCCGTTGAAGCTTCAGTATTGAGAATTGTCGCAATTTGACGAGCGGTGCCTACTGGATCAACTGCGCCATTGACGGTGATATTGACTGTGTTACCCCGTTCCTCAGCTTGTCGAAAAGAGCCAACATTGAAATTACCTACGCCAGCACTATTTAATGGCGTTACAACTTTGGCAACGGATGCGCTAGGAGATGAAGCGGCAGAGTTTGAAATCTTTGGAGTCGAGGTGGCAGTGGTAGCGGGTACTTGTGGGACCGGCACTGAAGCAGTTGATGGCTTTGAGACTGAAGGTGCTGAGGAAACTGTTGGTGCCGAAATTGTATTTACATTTGGCAAAAATGGAATGGCATTGTAAGCCTTTATCAAAACATTTATTCCATTGATTGCAAACTCAACGGCTGCCTTAATCCCTTTAACAACTGCGCCAATAACATCTAAAATACCACCAGCAACTCGGCCTAGAAACTTAAGAGCATCGCCCAAGCCGTCAATTAAAACTGGAATTACATATTGTTTAATAAAATTGTAAAGCAAAGTTAGTGATTCTTTATTGCGCTCAATAGCGGCTGTAACTGGGGCTATGGCTGCATCTTTAAATTTAATAAAATTAGGAATGACGGTATTGACAAAATAATCTAATAATCTTTGAAGTGTCGGCAATAGTGCGGCACCAACTGATTCTTTGGCTTCATCGAATGCCACCTGTAATCTGGCAATTTGTCCCTCTAGTGTATTTGCTTGAACCGTTGCAGCTCCGCCAAAGGTTTTGGCCAATTGCTGCATTGTGCCTTCAAGCCCAAGAGTTTTAATTTCGGCTGCCGAAATGCCAAGACCTAAGCGGCCGAGCGCGCCGGTGTTGCCTTCATAAGCTTTACCAAGCGCATTAGCTACCGCTTCAACATCTTTTCCAGTAGCAGCCGAAACATCTAAAGCCAAGCTTAATAAATCGCTTGATTTTGTGAGGCTGCCGGTAGCAACAGCTAAACGCTGAAATGCTGGTCTTAGTTGATCATCTGCAACACCGTTAGCCAGAGCCAGTTTTGTAATTTGCTCCTCGACTGAAGCAATTTGCTGATCCGTTGCGGCAGTAACATTTTTAAGCGCATTGGCTAATCTGTTTTGTGCTGCTTCATCCTCAATAGCAGCTTTAACACCTTCAATGGCCAACTTGCCAGCGTACGCAGCGGCGGCGGCAGCGGCAGCGGCGAAAGCAGCGGCGGCTACCTTGCCAAACTTTTCTAACTTACCGCCAAAGCCTTCAACTTCTTTCGAGCCGGTATCCAGCTTCTTTTTTAAATCATCTACATCGGCAAGGATTGAGAGTTTTAGTGTGCGACTTCCGGCCATTATTTATCCCACTTCTTTAGGATTTTGGAAAATGCTTCTTCCCACTTACGCACTAATTCAGGCTGAATTTTGCGAAGTGCTGGATAGATGAAATAGCCAGAATTTCCTCGACCTTGACGGGGGGTTCGGTTGGGGAACTGAGGATAACGATTAGATCCGAATTCGTAACCTGCCCAGAGTGTTTGAGTCGATGCTCCACCAGAAAATCGTTGAGATGCAAATCCGTAAGAGAACTCGCCAATCTTGGATGATTTGCTAACCCTAACGCCATCTGCGATGCGATTGACAGCGGATTGTCCAAACCGTCTTGTAATGGAATAGGCGCGGACTTCATTGGCTGCGAATTGAGCCAGGGCATTTGCTTCTCGTTTTGCTTCCTCAACTGCTTGGTCATCCATCGCTTTAAATGCGCGAATAATTGAGCGTAGCTCTTGGCGGTCATAAGAAATTGGCTCATTTGCCACCGTTACGCTCCTCTAATATCTCGAAAGCTGTTAAGAAATCCTCTGCCCTTTCCCAGTATTGCATCGGGATTCCAGTTGCTATTGCTAATTCAACTAAAGCGCGGTTTAGGCTTCCGCGCTCGTAGCTTTTGGGTCCTCTTGATCTCCAATTATTAACTCATCAACGGTTAGTTCCCAAACCTCAAAAGATTTGGTTGGCTTCCCCGCTGCCGCTCTTACATAAGCGCAGTGAGCTAAAAACAGAAAATCATTGAGTTGGTATTTTGATAAGTCGCTCATTGCGTAAAGCGACTTGCCAGTTTTCCGTTCCCATTTAGACCACTCAGGCAAACCAGCAACATAAGTCACCGATTGCCCGTCACTATATTTAATTGTTATATCTAATTTCATTGCTCCCGATCTCCCTCTTAACTAAATGTCTCTGTTGGTGTTCCAACGACTGTCATTGTCCAAGTATCGGTGAGAGCTCCAGGAGCTGCGCCACCTGCGCTTGGGAAAATTGGCAATACATTGAAAGCGAATACTGCGCCTGAGGCGGCAGTAAATGAAACTGCAAGTGTGGTGTTTGGTGCTGTTTCAGCATCTGACCACATTGCCTCGAATAGAGAGCTGGTCGCTCCCCAGTCCTGCAATAACTCAATGGTGAATGTCCATTGCTTATCTGTTGATTTATATGCGCGACCATCAAGAGTTTGGTATGTCTCGATAATGGTGTCGCAGGATAGTGTCGCTGAAGTCACCTGAGCATCGTAATTGGACGAGTCCAGAGTGAAGGTGACATCGCGGCCAGTGATCACATTTGTTGGCATTGATTCTCCTTGTTAGGCGGTTTGCTCGTAGCGGGTGCTCAAGCGAATATCGTTAGTCAAAATCGTTGAGTTGCCAACAGTATTGACAACAGGCGATTCAACCACCGAAATTTCATAGCCAGCTGGGATTGCTGTAACAATTGCTTTTGTTAGCTCCTCAAGGTTGCCCAGTGAAGCTGGGTTTGAGAAATATGCAACTCCCACTGAAATTACATAATTTAATTGACACCGGAATGGAGATCGGCTGATTAAGTCGAACTCCATATACGGCGCCCCAGGGACTACCGCTGCGAAAGGGACAACGGGAGTTTCAGGTACGAAATCATAAACATTTGCGGTGACTGAGCTGATAGCTGATTTGATAGCTGCTCGGGTATCGGCGATAGTGTTGGCGGGCATTATTGAGCCATTGCCTCTACATCGAGGTAAGGGCCTAGTAGCCCTGAAACTGAACTAAGTAATCCGCGAGACATTCTGAACGGGGTGACTGCGAAATCAACACCTTCGATTGCTCCACCACCTGCGGTGCGGTTTTGAAAGATTTGAACAGCGACAGATAACACCGCCGCTTCAACGGCAGAATTGCCAACATAAGTTGATGCGCCGGTTAGTGTCGCGCTGCCGGCTGGGATGACATTAAATTGGACAGTATCTGTGCCAGTTAGATCGTAAGTAAATTCTAGGTGATCATCAGAAACATCTGTGATTGTTTTTGTGCCATTAAATGTGGCATTAACGCCAGCGATAACAACAGATTGTCCAACTGAGAATGGGTGTTCGCCCTGAGTAATAATTGTAGCTACATTGTCCGACAATTCGGCAGCTGCGATTGGTGCTTTGTAGGTTACTAGCATCGGCAGAATTACTGCCTCAGTCGCATTAATAATATCGTCTAGGTAAGCATCGTTATATAAGGATGACGAGACACCCAAAATGGTACGCAGCTCTGATGCTGTAACTATTGTGGGCATCTCGTTTCCTTTCTACTTTCGGAGGTGTTAGGCGGCTCGGGAGCGGACCGCCTAACTCTTTAGGCTTGGTTATGCAACCATCCACTTGTAAGCGCCGGCAGCAACCTTTGTTGCTAGTGCGCCATAGCCATAGTATGCAACTTCAATTTGGCCATTTAGAGCCACATTGGTCTGCAAACGGAAACGGCTTGATTCATACCAGGTGTATGAATCTGGGTTGATGATGATGATTGAGTTGTCACCTGTTGGAGCTGCGGTTGCAAGGTTGCGAGCAACTCGTAGGTTTAATCCCAAAACATTTCCGCGAACGGACTGACCATTTAGATCGCCGCCCTGGTTGGATGGGCCAATTAGATTCTGATAAATCGGACGGCCACCATCAGCAAGGTTCATAATATTGCCCCATTGCTCAGGTGAAACGAGGATATTTGTTGCTGTGCCTAGTGTTCCCTTGTAAACAGATACTGAAGCATCTGAAACGAAGTCTAGAAATCCAGCTGCATCAAGTGTGCGGTTTCCGCCATCTGTACCGCCAGCAACAAGGCCAGCAATTACAGCGACATCAGTTGCCTTTGCGTAAGCAAATTCCATTTGACGAACAAGCTCATCAAAGAAAGCAGGTGATGAACGATCTAGAAGTTCAACAGAGAATGTCTGACCGCCAGCGTACTTCTTGACTGATACGGAAAGGAATTCGTTTGTCATTCCTGTCTCATCAATTGCAGCTGCTTCTGCTTCTTCGCCGACTGTTGGGACAGCGGTTAGCTTTGGAATCTCAAATGACATTCCGGCATCTGGCAAAACGCCGCGAGATACTGAATCAACAGCTGGGCGGTCTGCGTTTGATAGTGGGTTGATGATTTCAGTTAGCTGACGAGTTGGGATGAGACCAGCGTTGTTGCTTGTGGTGTCATCTGCTGCCATAACATACTGACGAGCGACATCATCACCGAGTTTAGCGCGAACGCTATTCTCTAGGTATTTAGCCTTTGTGAACTCAAGGCGAGGAGCGGTGTAAAACGCTGGCTTTGGCGCAGCGGCTTCCACCTTAGCAGCTTCTACCGTTTCTTCGGCAGGAGCTGGAACGGTAGTGTCTGACACTTGTTCTCCTTCGGTTGGTTGGTCTGCTTCAGCGGTTGCTGATTCAGAATCTTCTTTCGGTGCTTCATTTTCTGATGCTGCCACTTCGCTAACGCGAGCTGAATCAATTGCAGGATCAGTTACTAGAGAAACCTCATCTAGTGTGGCCGAGGTAATTTGCATAACGCCTGAGACATTGGCCCATTCGTTAATTTGTGCGCCAACGCTAAAACCATCGCGCAAACCTTCTGTGGCTTCGATTAGCGCATCTTCTCCGGCCATAGTGTTGGCGATTTTGAATGTAGCCACAATTCCATCTTTGGTTACTTGATGAGATAGTAATTTACCAATTGGGCGAGTGCGGTCGTGCTCCAAAAGGAGCTTGACCGGCTTCATCTCAATTGAATCAGCTGCAAAAACAGTTGGGCCAACTGAGGTGTTGCCCTTCTCATTCCAAGTGACAATTGTGCCGCTAATTGTGCGCTTAACTGTATCCGCTGCGGTAACAGTCATCGGCATATTAATTTTCATTAGGGATTAAATCCTCCTCGCGTTGAATTTGCTCAATGCTCATTGCACCGATTCGATTCAAGATTTCATAAACCTGAGCTCTCTCCAACGCATTGCCGCGCAAGAAATCATCAAGGGCAAAACGCACCATCACTGGATTTGGCACAAAGTCCGGCAGTGATAAGCGTTCCTCAATCGCTTTTAGAATTGGGCGAAGTGAGAAATCAACGAGTGAGCGCCGCTCTGAAACCGCGTTTGAATATGTCATTGAAGTTGTTTCGGCGCTCAAGAAGTAAGCAGGGATGCCACAAGCTCTAGCTAATTCCAAAGCTACATATTGGCGAGCCTCTGCAAGCTGTAATGATTTGGGATCAAAGCCAAATTGCTCAAGATTCACATCAGCATTTAAGAAAGCTGTTGAACGAGTTTGACGAGCAGTTTTCCAGGCATTGAGTAGTGATGAAATTCTTTCAGCCGGTAGATTGGTCCCAGTTGATTTGATAACCATTGATGGTGCTGGTTCTTTAGCATAATTGACCGCTGCGTTTTCTAAATAAACTGCGGCTGCAACAGTTTTGCCAGCTCTGTGTAAAAATCCTTCATCCGGTCCATCAAAACGAATTAATGAACCAACGCCGGTTAATGGAACTGATTGGCCATCAACTTTGTATCCGGTGATTTCAGTGTTTTTGAAATTTGTATCAACAGTAACGCGATCAGGTGAAACGCGGGTCCAAGCGCGAACGCGACCGCCATCAGTTGCGGCGTACATTTCCAAAACTTGTCCATAACCAACACCATAAAGCCAAATATCCTCGGCCAACCAGTTATAGATAACAAAACCAGCAACTCTTGGGTCAGGTTGATTAATAACGCGGTGCGGATCTACATACTGTCCGGTGATGCGGTTGAAAGTTGTTAAAGGTAATGAGCCGATAGTGCCGCAGATAATGTTACGAGCTCGAGCAACTGCGGGAACGCTCATTGCTAATTGACGGGTGGTATTAGTTGCGCCGCCTAGAATGTTATACACTGAATCCGATATTTGAACCGGTGTCAGTGCCGCTGTTACATCAAGCGGTTTAGAAGGCCGAGCTGATTCGACCTTTGGAAAAAGAAAATCTTTAACGCCCATTGGCGGTTATTGTACGCCATTTATCACTTAAACGGTAATAATGTCAATCTCTGTCTCAGGGCGGGTCGCAAAGTGAGTTACCAAAGCACTGGCAATCGCTCCACAAATAGTGGCGTTACTTATCTTTCGACCCATAACCCAACCGCCATCTCCATAAGGTAATTTGACCGCTGACAGACATTGAGTCGTTAATTCTTGTTGCCCTGAATGGACTAATCGTTGGGATGAGATAGCACCTAAGAATTCATCGCAGCTTTGGGCGTAATCCTGTCCATCAACTGCTTCAGTACCAATTCCAGCGGGTTTTAATCGAGCGGCAACTGCGGCAGCTGTCCTGGCTGAATAGGCAACCAGCTGGACCGGATATTTTCTAACCCAGTCGGCTATGTCATTGGCGATTGATTTGTCATCGAGATTCACTGAATTGCTCCAAGTCTGTAATAACTGAACTTGGAAGCGATCTCCCTCCAAACGCTGCCCTGCAACCAGAGCACCGGCCCTACGATCAGGAGAGAGATCAACTGCCAACCAAGTATCTGCCTTTGAATCCAGTTTGACGGATGAATTCTTACACTGCTCCCAAAGTGATGGATTCACAACTGGATTTATGGTGTCCACTTGGATACATAAAACCTCTGTTCGGACTATATCCTCAGGGTCTGATAAAACTGCCTCGATATTGCGTTGATTAATTGTGTAGCCAAGTGACGGGTTAGCTTGGGCAACGCCTAACCAAAACTCTGGACTATTATCGAATTTAATTGACGGATCAGCTGACCATTCAAACCACCCAATGTCATCCTTGACACCCATTGTCGCGGCTATTGCGCGATCTCGTAATTTGTTAAGGATGATTGATGATTTGTCACCCATATTCGAGTAAATCCAAGCCTGTGGGTTAGGTGAAGCCATTTGGGTGTAGCGCAGGGCTGACCAAACCTCCTCCTCGCGGTATTCGCGGGCTTCATCAAGGTGGATGGTTGATGGCGCGGCTATGCCTCGACCTGCCGAGTTATTTGCTCGGACTATGTAACGCCTACCTTCAGTGAATTTCAACTCCTGAAATCCCTTACTCTCTAACTTCTTAACAAAATCCTTTTCTAACTCAGGGGTTTGCTCAATAATTTCATTTACTTTGTAAAAGATTTCAGATGAGGTAGTTAGTTTGTGGGCGGTATGGACTTGGAGTTTCTCGCCCAAACCATAGATTCTCCACAGAATTTGTAATGCCATATAGGTTGATTTGCCATTTTGACGGGCAACTATTAAGCCCACAATAGGGTGTTTCCAAGTGCCGTCCGGATTGACCTTGAGGCTGTGATGAGCCAGCCATTGTTGCCAGGGCAGTAATGGGTGGCCTATGCGGTCGCAAAACTCAATAAATTCTTGTCCGCGAGAGGGTAAATCATTGAGCGGAGTGTGAATTCGGGGCTCTGTCACACCTCCTAAATTCGAATAGTCCCGAACGCGAACTAACTCTCCGGATATGACCGGTCTATCCACAATTACTCCTCATAATGCACAATTTTTCCATTTTCGGGAAAATCCCCAACAA